GATATTGGAATACTATTTTTGGTGTAATTAACTCATCATCCGGCTCAAATTGATATTTATTATTTAATATATATCTTACAATAAATGTAACATCGAGAGTTTGTGTTTTCAAAATGTCAATTAATTTAAGAGCATATATATTATCCTTTAACGTTTTTCTATCGTATTTATTATTATATAAATCTAACATTTTATAATAATAAATTATATTTTTAAATACAAAAATTAAAATTAAAATAAAAAAATAAAAAAATAAAAAAAATAAAAAAATAAAAAAAATAAAAAAATAAAAAAAAAATAAAATAACAACGCAATTTTTAAGATTCTGGGAATATAAATCCTTCTATTTTAATAATATTTCTTATATCTTCCTTCATTATTGGTCCATTTACTATTTTTATATTTTCAAATATTGATAAATGTGTATGATTATGGTTTAATTCAAATAAATTATAAATATTTAATAAATTTTCGTAGTTTTGTATATAATCTGTATTTTCTTTTAACCATTCATAAAACCCTATTTCTAAATTTTCCTTATGATACTTTTTAAAATAAGCCAATGTTTTATATAATGATGGACTTTTTTTACTATTATCATCATCAGTTTTATTTTCATTATAATTATAATCAGTACCCGAAATAACACAAATTTCTCTTAGCTCTTTTTGTGTGATACCCAAGCTATTCAAAATATCCTTTGTATCATATAAAACCACCGTCTTATTCAATAGACTTAAATATCGTAGCACACGATTACATCCATAAACAAACATATCCATATCTTCGCTCAAACACGCCCATACTTTATTTTTAATAACAAGTGACGCACATAATTCATCTGCTTCACCTGGTGCGTCATAATACGTTGCACCATATGCTCTTATTAATCTTTTTACAGAATCAATATCGCCTTTGCTAATATGAATAAATTTTTTCTTTAGTATATCCATATTAGTAATAACTTCTTGTTTTTCAACATCATCAATCGTTTTGTTTTCCAATTGTTTTTTTAATTGGTTGTATTCTTTTTCTGCTTCTTGTTTATCTTCCTTCCGTTTTTGTAATAACTCCTTTTTTTCAGGTGGCGGTTTCCCGTCAAATATAAATACTGGTATTATATTGTAATATATCATTGTTGACAACATAAGATACATATTCTCTAATAATGTGCCTTCCGACGCATATTTGTACATATATATGCTTATATCAACAGCTATCTTTTTACCAGACAATTCCGCTAATGATATAAACTTAATACATTGTTGCGCCTCCTCCCTTAAAAACCGGTTTAAATGTTTAATTCCCATATTACAAGTTAGTTGTAATTATTTAAATTAATATATTATATTCAATTTTATTTTATATTTTTATAATTTTAATATTTTCAATATTTAAAAAAATATATTAGAATTAAGTTTATATTTTATATATATCAAATGACCACTTTAGAGGAGAAAAAGGCTATGAAAATTCTAAATTATTATAACGAAATGTCAAGTTATAGCAAACAAATACAATATCCAAATGTCCAGTTTTTGGGTATAGAATATATTAATGATAACCCATTGTTGCGTTTCAAATTAGAAAATGGCAAACATTTTAGAAGACAATTAAATGATAACACAATGTATTATGAACACATTCTAAAAGAAGATGATGGTAAAATAAGTGATGAAGAGATTTCAAATATAAAATTTGATGAAATAACTGATAGTGGAGAGAAACAAGATAAAAATAATTAATTCTCAACAATACGTATTGAAATATCATCGGTATTTATCATACCTTCAAATAAATTACGTAATCGTCGGATATTGTTAAGATATTTTTTTCGGAGCCATAAAAAATACATTAATAAATAAACTGATAAAAGCACACCAAAAATAATATAAATTGTAGTATATATTTTGGGTGTTTCTTTTTCTTTTATATCAAGTTTATCTGGTTGTTTAATTACATAATCATCATTTTGAACAGACAAAATAGATACATTCGCAAAACTTGTTATTCCCAGAGTGTTTGATGCGGTTATTAAATAAGTTGTAAATAATCCTGAATTGACAGAATTTATTAGATTTGTAGTAATAGTGGTATATAAAGCATTCGGGTCTGTCTCATCTTGTAAAGGTATGGTAGTTTTTAAAGTTACAATTATATTGAAACCGAGACTTTTGAAAATGGATAATCGTCGTGTTTTAAGAGTGCTTCCAACATATTTTACATAAGAGTCGCTAATGTTCATGGAGTTTGCAGTGGCTATTATAATAGCTTCTTGACTTTTAGTGTCAAGTTCTTCACTATCATAATTATCAAATGTTAGTTTTGTATCAAATGATATTGTTGGTACTTCTTGGATTGTAGGCATTTCAGTTTGTTTTTTGTTTGGTGTAGGAGCCGATGTAGTGGCAAAAGTTGGCGCTAATGTAGGAGCCGATGTAGTGGCAAAAGTTGGCGCTAATGTAGGAGCCGATGTAGTGGCAAAATTTGGTGCTAATGTAGGAGGCGATGTAGGAGCCGATGTAGTGGCAAAAGTTGGCGCTAATGTAGGAGCCGTTGTAGTGGCAAAAGTTGGCGCTAATGTAGGAGCCGAGATAGAATACTGATAATCCGATATAGATTGTGACGGCATCGTTTTAATAATAGATAAATAATTGTTAAAACTATTATATGATTTTGTATAATGATAATCCGATATAGATTGTGACGGCATCGTTTTAATAATAGATAAATAATTGTTAAAACTATTATATGATTTTGTATAATGATAAATCGATATAGATTTTAAAGTATTAGAATTAAAATATTTACTATAATAATTATAGGATAATTGATTTGAATTAAAATAATTACTATAATAAGAAATTGCTCTTGAATTTACAAAATAATATGAGTAAATATGATTATTCGAATATCTATAATCTATACTAAAACTCTTAACCAATGATAATATATTTGATACCAAAATTAAAATTAATATATTTTGCATAAACCGCTATATTATATAAATATTACTATTTTGGTTTTATACCTTTACATTTAACAATAAAAATTGAATTATATTTTATAAAAATATATAATTCAATTATTACAAGATGAATACAAGAAGTCAAACCAAATATAATGATAATGCTTTATATGAAGTCAATATCGACTTTGACGAAGCAAGTGCCGCATGGAGAGCCAATAAAAAACCCGTTGGTAACGGAACCTTTAAATATATTTGTTGTGGAGTAACGAAAACGGGAAATAAGTGTAATAGACAACCATTTCTAAATTCTGAATACTGTAAAGCACACGCAAAATAAAAATTATTTAATTTGTAAATATTAAATATTAAATAATATTTAAAAAAGATTTACAAACATCTTATTAAATTATAACTAATAAACTTATATGGTTTTTAAATTCTTACATATTCAATCGCATTTTATACATTTATATTTTTTAACAGTTTTTGAAGTCATTTTTTACATTTATTACATAATGCCTTATGAAAAATCAATATTTAAGCATTTATTTGATGATGACATTTCAATGCTACCTAAATTAAATACTACTAACTATATTTCAGACAGCAAATGTTCAAAGTATCAAAATAAACTTGACACTGAAAACACAGATTTATTAACTTATTGTTTTATTTATATAGCATCATCGTCAGCAATTTTCATAATTGTTTTTTTGCGCGATATTTTGAAAAACTACAATATTTACAAATTAATTATGACAACAAGTACTCCGTCATCACCCAGATACGATGCAAACTCCGCAATAGTTTCATTTGGAAGTTTTCAAAATCTGAATGATTATAAAAAAAATGATGACAATGAATCTTCTACTGAAATGGTATCAATACCAAAAATTGTATTAAATGAAAGTAACAGCTCGGTTACAACTGATATAATAGAGAACCCTACTTTCGTAAAATATTATTGGTATAATTCTGGATTTTTGGCGGAATTAATAAAAACAATCGAGTTTATCGTTTTAGTGGGTATTTTTGAATATTTGTTTTTTGCTTATATAGTTAATAAATTTAAGATAGCTAATTCGAAAACCATCTTATGCGGCATTTATAAAAAAATTAAGTAATATATATTTATCCCAACTCACATATGCTCATGCGTAAATTTGATAAAATATAATTCACATTCAAACGTCTATTTTTGGAATACATTATATTCAAAAACTTTTGCGATTGTTCTACACCTTCTAACATAGTGCTTTTTTTATAGTTTTGCTCTATAAACTTACAGTATTCACTTTGATTATTTAATGTTTTTTTGAACTGTAAGAGAGAAAGATTGTGTTTGGAACACCAAAACAAAAAATCTTGATAATTATTCATTAATATGGTTTTAATTACATAATAAGATAACACATTTGTTTTTTCCTTGTACAGCGTCTCTCTTAGGATCTTCCGATGAATATTTTTTGAATATAAATCTGTGTATGTTAGACCCATAAACCGTAACGCCTTTGTTAGCTGGAAGAAACTATATGTTCTTTCAAAATTAATAAAAAATTCAGAATTAGAGAGAAATTCAGCAAGATTATTCTTGTTCTTTAATGAGAAAAAACTACAAAACAACGCATTTATTATTTCAGCCCAAAATTCAGTATAAGATTCATATAAATTTACTTCCGATTGTACTGGAAAAATATTCAATATACGGCTTGTACATTCCGCGTTATTCATATCTGAAAAATCAAGACCAAAATTGTGAAATGATTCGTGTATGAAAACCTTGAACCATTCCTCCTTTCTATACACTACGATTTCGGAATCTTTTGGACATGTAGTTGTAAACGCAGTATTAACATTGTTTTCATCTAAAACATGAATATTTGAGTTTGGCAGCCTTTTCTCTAATGATGTAAAGTAAAAATATACCACTAAATTACTCGCACATTGTTTTGACGCGTATTCATTTAATATAAATAACCACATTATGATAGAATCAACATGATTATTATATTCTTTTAATTTTAACTCAATATGGTCCTCTTCTGTTATAAAATATAGTTTGATATTTCGATTGAAGAGAGAAAAATTATAACATAATTCTGTTACAGATAATTCGTCTATGTGTTTTCTTATTTCTTCTGGAAAACTGTGCGAATTAAAATTCTTGGGTCTTGTTATTTGCATAGAACTTTGTATTTTCTTGGTGGTTACATTGTAAAAATTCGATCCTCTTGATTGTTTTACAGATAAAAGATAGTTATATGCGTTTAATATATCATGATACAAATGCGTAATAATTTTATTGGTTCTTGGTGTTTGCTTTAAATGATTTATGTATTTATTTTTTGTAAAAAATGACATAAGTAATTTACTATTTTTTGATATCCTCATTATTATTATATTGAGTTATTTATTTTTAAGTTTTGTCTTAATATAATTTCATTAGTTTCATTAGTTTCATTATTTTTATTTATTAATATTTTACAAATAAAAATATTAATATTTACTATATGGACTCTACAGTAATAATTGTTTTAGCAATTGTCTTATTAGCATTAATTATTTTGAATAATATTAAATTACTCCCACCTCCACAACCTGTACCTGTAGGTGGGTGTGCTGGAACACAATATGGTTGCTGTCCTGATGGTATAACACCCAAAATGAACATCTATGGGACAAATTGTACTGGTTATATTCCTCCACCTCAACCTCAACCTATTGGCGGATGTGCTGGAACTCAATACGGCTGCTGCCCAAATAGTACTATACCAAAAATGAATCCTTATGGCACAAATTGTCCTGGATATCCTCCTCCTCCACCTCCACCATCTCCTTTAATTGGCGGATGTGCTGGAACTCAATATGGATGCTGCCCTAATAGTAATATACCAAAATCTAACCAAGCTGGTACAAACTGTCCTGGGTATGTTCCTCCACAACCAATAGGCGGATGTGCTGGCACACAATACGGTTGCTGTCCTGACGGCAAAACAACTAAAACCAGCGCACAATTTACCAACTGTCCTAATTATCCTTTAATTGGTGGTTGTTCAGGAACACAATACGGTTGCTGCCCCAATAGTAATACACCTAAATCTGATTCTGCTGGCTCAAATTGCCAAACTATGTAAATTATAAATTAACTTAATATCTTCGTTTGGTTTTCTTTTTACCCTTCTTAGATTTTTTAGTTTTTTTCGTTCTTCTTCTTCTACCACCTTCCATTAATGGTTGATATTGTTCATCTATATATGTTTTATCTGCTATAATAGTGTTTTCATTATTGTCATCATCTACAACTGGTTTTAATGTTTTGTAATCTAATTCTGTTAAATTATAGTGTCCATCTGGAGTTATACTGTTTACTTTATAAGTTCTCATAACCCTTTTTACGAATTGTGGTTTAATACAAATATTACTACCTGGGCTAAACATTATAAATATTATAAATATTATAAATTATTACGACGAATTTTGTCGCGAATCAACATCAGTTCTTCGAAAACAATTGGAGGCGCACCGCGACTATGATGTGTCAATTTTGCTTCATTTGTAGCTAATAGCAATTTTTTAAGGTCTTCATTCTGAGTAAATTTTGCATATTGCGCATCATACATCTCTTTTTTATGCCTTTTACCGAAAAAATCAGCATCTACTTTAACCTCATCGGGTCTCAATTGTTTACCGTTTAGTTTGCCAGATTTACCACCAGCAGCCTTAGCCATTTGTGGGTCTTTAGACAATTCTGTTCCTGAATCAAGAGAGAAACTCAAATAAAAGTGTGGGTTTTCGTTTTTAAATTTAGATGCTTGATAAT